TCACGCATGACTACTGGAACATCAACTGCAGTTCAGGCTGCTGAAAATGATGCTATCTCAAATACAAATGCTGACGATACACTATTGACTGTGAATGTTCGTACAATCGCAGGTCAACAGGATATCTCAAAGCAGGCTATTGAGCGTGGTACAGGTATTGACCAGTTCATCATCCAGGATCTTATCCGTGGATGGCACACAACACTTGATAACCAGATCCTAAACGGTACTGGTTCATCAGGTCAAATCCTTGGTGTAACAGATACACCAGGAGTAAACACAGTTGGTTTCACAACAGCATCACCAACAGCAGAATTGCTATATCCAAAGTTGGCAGATGCTTACCAGAAGGTTCAGACAAGCGTATTCCAGAATCCAACACATTGGATTATGCACCCACGCCGTCTAGCATTCTTACTTGCATCAGTTGATACAGCAGGTCGCCCACTCGTTGTTCCAACACTTGGTGGACCAATGAACGCAATGGCTACAGGTTCAGGACAAGCATACTACGGTAACTCAGGTTACTCATTGATGGGTCTACCTATCGTTGCAGATGCAAATGTTGTCACAGACAACGGTGCAGGCTCAGACGAAGATCGTATCTACTGCGTAAATGCAAATGAACTACACCTCTGGGAGCAAGCAGGATCACCATTCGCATTGAACTTTGATGCAACTGGTGCAGGCTCACTCACAATCAAGTCTGTAGTCTACGGATACTCAGCATTTACTGCTGGTCGTTATCCAGGAGCAGTATCTATTATTTCAGGTACTGGTCTAGTAGCACCAACATTCTAATCTAAAAAGTATTCTCAGTAGGGTTAGGTTCGCTTAACCTTACTGGGATACCCAGGAAAATATCCTAGGGTGGCAGGTGGATTTGTTGGCTGCCCCGTTTATCAGGTTCACCTGCCTTTACCTTAAGGAAGAAGTTATGAAGAGAATTAAAAAGATTTTTAGAATTAAAAAAGAGACAGCAAGTGCTACTCCTAAGACGGAGAAGGCTATGTTGCCTAAATTGGAGAAGAGGAATAAATGAGCAGACCTACGCTTGCACAGAGTTCACAGCCTAATAATGTCTATACGACTTTAGCAGATGTGAGAAATGCACTGCAGATTGAAGACAGCCTGGATGATAATGATATCCAAGCAGCGATTCTTGCTGCAAGCCGTATGATTGACGAGTATTGCCAGAGATCTTTCTATCAAGAAGGTACATTAGCAGCACCTGTAACTAAATATTACACTCCGTTAAGTCCGTGGTATCTAGAGATAGATGACCTTATTGAACCAACAGAAGTAAGATCAAGAGCAAATCAGTCTGGACCATTCACACAAGTCTGGAACTTAGACACAGACATTATGTATGAGCCTGTTAATAATCCAGAAGTAGGTATGCCAATAACAAGACTATTAGCAATTCAGACATATGTCTTTCCTTACTTCTTTCCTCAGACAGTTAAAATAACTGGAGTCTGGGGCTTCAAAGCAATACCTTACGAAGTAGAATTAGCCTGCAAGATTCAGGCATCAAGATTATTTGTTAGAAAGCAATCTCCATTTGGTATTGCAGGATCTGTAGAACTAGGGACAGTTCGTTTGAACTCTCGTCTAGATCCAGATGTTGAGATGCTTCTAAAAACATACCGTAGAAACTTTGGGTTGGCATTCTAATGGCTATTTCCAATATTAATGGTGTAAGAGATGCGTTAAAAGCAAATCTACAGACAATAACAAACTTAAGAGTCTATGATTTGATTCCAGATGTTATTGTTCCGCCATGTGCAGTAGTAGGACAATTAGATTTCACATTTGATATTGACAACATGCGTGGCTTAGACCAAGCATCTGTTGATATATTTGTGATTGTACAAAGAATATCAGAAAGAACAGGACAAGATAAACTTGACAATTTCCTGGCTGGAAGTGGTAATGGTTCAATCAAAACTGCTTTAGAGTCAGATAGATCACTAGGTGGCCTTGTTGATACACTCAGAGTTATAAGTGCTGAAAGTGGTACATATACTTCTGGTGATCAGTCTTTCTTATCATACCGTTACAACCTCACAATTTGGGGCTAAGGAGAAAACAATGCAATATGTAGTATCAGGTGCTAAAGTTTGTGGTAAATTAAATGGTGAAAAACTTACTACAAGTGATATACTTAGTGCAGGAGGAAGTGTTGAACATCTTCTTGCTTCAGGCAATATCAAAGAATCAACAAATACACCAAAAGCAGTAAAAGAAGTAGAAGCAGTAGAAGCAGTTCAGCAGGTAGTGGATACACTCCCTGTTTTTAATCTAGATAACGAACAAGGAGAAAAACCATGGCAAGAATAGTACTAACAAATGTACAGGTAGTCGTTGGAGGTGTAGACCTCTCAAATCATGTTGCTTCAGTAACGCTTGGAAGCACATATGATGTAATTGAGACCACTGCATTCGCTGGAGGAAATGTTCCAGATGCAGCAAAGACTCGTACAGCAGGACTTGTTGATAACTCAGTAACACTTGAGTTCCACCAAGACTTTGCAGATCCTGGTGCAGGAAACACACCAGTAGAACAAACAATTTATCCACTACTTGGAGAAATTACGGCTATTGAAGTTCAACCAATTACTTCAGCAACACAAGGACCAACCAATCCTAAATACACATTTGAGGCTTTGGTTTCAGAATGGACACCACTAAACGGTGCTGTAGGCGAACTAGCCACTGCATCCGTCACCTGGCCAATTTCTGGTGTTATTACAAAGACGGTCTAATAACAAATGAGCAAAATAGTCTTAACTAATGGATATGTCGCACTTACATCAGGAGCCACAACTTTTGATATAAGTGATTTTGTGTCAGCAATCTCGCTTAGCACAACGCATGACCTTATTGAGACAACACAAATGAATGATGTTTACAAGACAGTAATCGCAGGGCTTGGACAAAACTCTGTAAGTTTTCAGTTCTACCAAGATTTTGGTGACGCTAGTGCTTACAGTGGATTAGAACAAGTCATCTATCCTTTCATAGGAACTACTGTTACTTGTAGAATAAAGCCTGTAGCAAGTGCACCAATAAGTGCATTTAATCCAGAGTATTCATTTGGAGTATTAATTTCAGAGTGGCAACCGTTGTCTGGAGCCGTAGGTGAACTATCTACGGCCTCAGTCACATGGCCTATATCTGGAGCAATAACTAAAGATATTACTCCGTAGTAATATTTAAAAACAATCACACCTTAGAAGGGGCAAGCAAAATGGACGGACTACACATAAAAGTAAAGACTACTGACGGATTTGAAGGATTACTATCCCTAAGACCACGATCAATAGTTGCATTTGAACAAAAATTTGGCAAAGGATTCGCTAAACTACTTGGCGAAGACCAGAAACTAGAACACATCTACTTCCTTGCGTGGAGTGCTTTAAAAGATAGTGGAAAAGTTGTAAAGCCTTGGGGCGAGAGTTTCCTTGACACTTTAGATAGTGTTGAGTTAGTCGTAGACCCAAATTTAGAATCCACAGAGACAGCCTAACATATTCGTTAGCAATGATTTCTGTGGAGACTGGCATATCTCCAGTTGATTTGATGGATGCTCCAGATGGAGTACTTGAAGCAATTGTTATTTACTTAAAAGAAAAAAATAAGGATCATTAAATGAGCAAAGATGCAATAGTGTTGACTGGTGTTAAAGAGACACTAAAAGCATTAGAGTCTTTTGATAAGCAAGCAGTTAAAGAGTTCACTAAGGTTATTAACTCTGAACTGAGTGTTGCTAAAAAAGATGCTCAAGGATTTGTTGCTGGTGCTCCACCTCTTAGTGGATGGAACACACAGCCTCCTAAAAAGCCTCGTACTCGTGGTGGTGCAGGATGGCCTGCATGGGATCAGAGTGTTATTAGGCAAGGAATTTCAAGCACAAAGGCTGAGGGTAAAGTACGAAAAGACTATACTACATCAGCAGGTGCATTAAAGAACAAATCTGCTGCTGGTGTTATTTATGAATTAGCAGGAAGAACAAATAGATCTGGCAGATTTATTAGTAATCTTGAAAAGAGAGAATCACAAGCATCTCGTTTAATCTGGAAATCAGTAGACAAGAATAAAGACAGAATTATTAAGAATGTCTTTAGTGCTTTTGGAGATGTAAAGTCAAAACTACAAAAGAATTTAGATAAGGAGAGAACATAACATGGCAACAGGTGCAGTAGTCGCCAGAATTCTTTCCCAGTATTCTGATAAAGGTAGTAAAGAAGCACAAAGAGATATCCAAAAACTTGGTAAAAAGATTGATGCATTTGGCAAGAAGGCAACAAAATCTTTTGCAGTCGCAGGTGCAGCCACAGCCGCATTTGCTGGTAAATTAGCGTTAGACGCAGTAAAAGGTGCAGCAGCAGATGAAAAAGCCTTAACAGCATTAGATATTGCATTAAGAAATAACACTAATGCTACAGAGTCTGCAATTGCTGCTAATGCAAACTTTTTAGATGCTCTTGAATTACAAGTTGCTATTGACAACGAACAACTAATCCCTGCTCTTCAGACACTTGCTACAGCAACTGGAGATCTTAGCCAAGCACAGGCTTTATTATCTCTATCAACAGATGTTTCAGCAGCGTCAGGAAAAGATTTAGGTGCCGTTTCAATGGCACTTTCAAAGGCTGTAAATGGTAATTTTACGGCACTCAAGAAGTTAGGCCTACCTCTTGATGAAGATGCAATCAAGGCAAAAGACCTTGGAGCAATCTTAGTTCAATTAAGTAGAATTAGTGAAGGACAGGCTGCAGCAGCAGCAAATACTTTTGCGGGGAAATTAGAAAAACTAAGACTATCAATAAACCAGGTGAAAGATAGACTTGGTGTATCATTAATGCCAGGACTCATAGTCCTTGCAACATATATTCAAGACAAGATTGTTCCTCAACTTGAATACTTTATATATTTAAACCAGTATAAGATATCTTCTGCCCTTGAAAGTACTGTTAAAAACATTCAAGAAACTGCACATGCCTTTGGCAATATCTATGCAGTAATTGGTAAAATAAATGACATTCTTCCACTTGGTATTGGTGGATATATTCAACTTGCAGCAATAGCC